GTTAAATTTAAGGATTTTGATAGACCACGAAATGGAGTCTACGACTTGTTCGAATTCGTTGTTGAAATGTTTGAGAATGTTATCAATGCAGTACGAAGTCTCTTTGGCGCTGATTCCGTTTTTTTCTTAAAAGATGGACACAAAAGTATTTATAATCTGTACTCCCAAGCAGAAAAACTATGTCGCAAAGCTAAGGAGAAGGATCACTTGACTACAGATCTCATCAACGAAATTATTCGTTTTGAGGGTTTGGTTAAGGAAACTGAAGTGGAAGCCAATAAAATTAAACCGCGTGAGGCCAAAATTTTAGCCAAGATTAAAGAGCTTATTAAACCGTTGTCGGATAAAATCAAAAAGATGAATCGTGGAGAAGCTGGTAGCAGAATAGCACCACTCACCATATTACTTGTAGGCCCTAGTCAAGTTGGTAAAAGTGTAGCATCTAATATGTTACTCAAAGCTATTATGGCCCAAGTTCTACCTGAGGACCGAATTAAAGGCTTTGAAATGAATCCAGACAGCGAAATATTTTGCAAATCAGAAACTTCTGACTATTGGGAAGGTTTGGATAATCAATTTAGTCAAATTTGTGACGATTGCCCGAGCGTCACTACCTTACCGGGAGTTCGGAGTTTTGAATCTGATTTAATTAATATCAAGAATACAGTTCCCTACAATGTTAATATGGCTTTTGAGGAAAAAGGTCATAAATTTTATAGGAGTAGAATTTTATTGGCTACTACAAATTGTCTTACTTTTGATCCTAAGAATTTAGTGTATCCAGAAGCTTTTATCAACAGGTGGGATTTAGTATACGCAGTAGGAGTTAAGAAGGATAAAACATATTGTCTTAACCCAAATGAGCCAGATTTTATGAAACGATTGCTCAGACCAGGAATAGAATTTGGCGATTATAAAAATGACCCCTCACCGCATTTAAACTTCACCACTTACGATTTACGTAAAGCACATGGCAAAGGATTGGATGCTGGTAAACCAGCAGATGTTAAAAGTTGTTTAGGCTTAGATCTGAGTTTTGAAGACGTGGTAGAGCAAGCGGTACTCAAGTTCAGAGATCTTGAAGCTGAACACTCCAATATCATGAAGAAACATGGTCAGGTAATTGAAACCAACCTTAATAAACGTAAAAGCAAGACAAGTGATTACGAGACTGCCCACGATTCCGATAGTGAAAGTACACATAGTACAGAGATGGCTAACAAAGAAGAACCGAAACGTTCCTTCGACTACACAGCTCTTAGTGTAGCGGCTGTACAAATGATAGAATATGGTAGTACCACTGTAGGAGGGTCAGAATTTTATCTGAATGAGATCACTAAAGGGGATATCGTGCCAAATAAGAATTCCTTTGATTGTATGCGTAAATTTCAACGGTGTACAAATATGCGTAAAAGGATGTCTAGCGATAAAGATTATGAAACTTATCTCAACGCATTGTCAATGTGCCAGTTCCCTAAAGGAAATTTCATATGCCCTGTTATTGATGAAAAACCCAAACAGTGCTTATGGTTATCCGACAATGATGGTGAAGATGAGAAGATGAAATTCATAACAGGATTCCTTTTAGCTAGCCAACTTAGTGATGTCGAGCGTAAAAGTGTTATCATGGATATGGATCAACGTCTTATACCTATATATCCTAGTTTAGCAAACCCTAAATTTATCCAAGCCCTTAATGAAATAAAGATGGATGTCTCAGATATTGGCTTGCTAATTGGATGTATTTCCCATGTTATAGCCAAATTTCATGCTCGCTATTGTCAGACAATAAAGAGAAAATTTAAAGAGATCATTTATGATTCGTTTGGCATAGCTAAAGACACTCTTAAAAGCTTGATAAACAAAGAAAATTTGTTGAGTGGACTCGCACTGCTAGCCAAGGCCACTGCCCTTATAGCCACTGGATTCGGCGCTTATTATATGTTTTTCTCTGGAGTAAAGAAAACTATTGGTATGGATTCTTTCGCACAAAATTTAGGTTTTAGTGATTTTAATGCGGCTATGTTTAAAGACACCGCAGCCAAAGTGTCAGAAGGAAGAGATAAATCGAGCACATTAACCCATACAACAGAATCACAGAACCATGCTATATTAAGCAAACATATAGCTTCTCGAAATAAAGCAGCCGTAGCTAAAATGACAAACCAAATGAGAGCTGATCCTACCACGCAACAAATCATAGAAACCTTCAACAAAACTAATGTTTTTTTGATCAAATGGAATGGTAAATTCTATGGTAGTCTATGGGTTGTTGCTGAAAGAGTAGCCATAATGCCCAGACATTATATGTCGTATTTTCAAAAACTTATAGAGGCAGGATCATTAACCAAAGACGATCCTATCCAATTGATATCTTGGAACTCAAATAGGGAAAATCCTTACCTATGGTTGCCTGACGTAAGTAGTTCCTCACACATTATCGATGAATGGAAAGGTAGCGACATTACTGTGGTTCGGTTACCCAGAGATTTTGCCCCAGCACCTAACAGGTTGAGCTACTTCATATCAGTTAATGATGTAGCTGATATCTTAAAGGAAAGACGAAAAGGCAGACTTAGCATTACTAGGGAACCAGGTAAACAGGTCAATTTTGAAATTGATTTACAGCTAGTTGACGATGGTCAAGTCAAAGTTAATAATGGATTCACTAGTCCATTTTCATGGAGTTATCAGGGATATACTGAACAAGGAGATTGCGGTTCAGTTCTAGCTGTACATTATATGGCTAAGCGCACCCCAGGAAGAATAGTAGGTATGCATGTAGCAGGAGCTAAGGATAAAAGTAGTTCTCTAGGCATGCCTATTTATCGTGAAGATATTGATAAGGTTCTAGATGTTCTAGGGGTTAGATATACCACTGATAGAGATAATGCTATCGAACATGTAACTGAAATGATAGAAAATAGGACCCCACACCCATCGTTACGTGTTGAGCGCCGTATTGAGATGCCCAAATATTCAAAAATACAACGTAGTCCACTGTACAACAAGGTGGACAAGCCAACTAAAAAACCTGCGCACCTATCACCTTTTTATAATGGTGAAGGAGAATTTATTGATCCCATTAAAATAGCTATGAACAAGCAAAATCCCGAGAGTGTGATTATTAATCACGAATTAGTTGACCTTATTATTCATGAAACTTATAAATATATGGTTGATCGTAGCCATACCAAGAGTGATGTAGTTGGCAGAATTTATAGTGTTGAAGAATCTGTGCGTGGTGTACCCGGAGATCCGTATATTAAAAGTATGCCTCAGAAGACAAGCGCCGGACACCCAAAAAACCTCGAAGCTAAAAATCATGGAGGCGGTAAGAAAATGTGGTTTAGTAAAGATGGTGATTACTCACTCACTGGAGAAGCATGGGAAAAACTTAAAGATGAAGTTGAGGAGATGCTTGCCTTAGCCCACTGTGGGCATAGACAGACCCATATTATGTTAGATTTTCCCAAGGATGAGACATTAGATAATAGTAAAGTTGATGCA